AGCGCCTTCATACGCATCATAAAATGAGTATTTGTCAAAGTCAGTTTCAAAAGCCTTTTTAACAACGTCAATATCAATACAATTATATTCAGGGGTATATGGAAATGATTTTAGAACTAATTTATCACCATTATATACTAATCCTCTAGACTTTTTGATAGAATCACTATCGGTTAAATCACAACTAATATATGAGATTAGATCAAGATTGTTTTCTTCATCGTGGTCAAAAACCCGGATTTGATTACCCAAGCTTTCAATGCTAACTCTTGAAAAGTCAGCGTCATCTAGTTGAATATTAGTCTTTACAATAGGTGTAAATTTAGAGAAATACTTGTTTTTCTTTACTTGCGAGACCATACGTTCTCCATCAGCCTGGCTAGCAGGCTCACCAAATACTTGTGGGGTTTCCACAGTTTCAACTGTATTTGAAATCATTTATATTTTATTTATAGATTTTTTGTTTTTAAATTCATTTTTATTTTTAAACGTGATAAATATACTGAAATCTTAAATATAAAAAACTTTTTTATATTATTTAAAATTATTGTTTGTATATTATAAATGTCGTTAAAAACATTTATAAAATGGTCTGGTAATAAATCTAAACATATACGTCATATCATTCCTCACATACCTGATGAATATAATACCTACATAGAACCATTTCTTGGATCAGGAGCTTTACTCCTTAAGCTGGAACCAGAACAGTGGATAATAAATGACTTAAACAAGGATCTTATAAATTGCTGGAAATATATCAAGAGTGATCCTGATACTATCATTACAGGTTTTAAAAAGTTTGGAAAAAAGTTTAAACCAATGTCAATACAAAATAAAAAAAAATATTGTAGAGAATTAACTTCAAAAATAGAAGATATGAAATATGATATAAATAGATCTATCACTTATATGCTAATGAAATACTGTGCTTATATGGGTAATATATTTGTTAATAATAAATTCTATTTTTGTGGATTAGAATTGCAAATAGCATTTAATAATAGTTGTGGATTTTTAAATAAACCACATCTTGATAATATGTTAGATGTAAGTGATTATCTTAATGATACAAATGGAACAATTCTTAACGCGGATTATAAAACTGTCTTATCTAAAGCCAAGTCTGGAGATTTTGTATTTATGGATCCACCTTATGTTGAAGATCACGACTATCAATTTAATTACAATAAAGATGAAATACTTAATGATACTTTTATATTAGGCTTATTAGAACAAGTAAAAAAACTAGACTATAAAGGTGTAAAATGGATGATGACACAGGCAGATACAAAAACTATAAGAAGTATATTTAAAGGATATAAAATAGTAAAGTTTCCCGTATATAGAGCAGCTAAAAAGGAATATACGAATGAGTTGTTAATCAAAAACTATTGACATAAATATAAAAAATCTTTTCTTTTTTATATTATCATTTAAAATTATTCTATATGTAATAATAAACATGTCGTTGAAAACATTTATCAGCTGGCTTGGTAATAAATCTAAACATCTCCGTCATATCATTCCTCACATACCCAAAGAATATAATACCTACATAGAACCATTTGTTGGATCTGGAGCTTTGCTTCTTAAACTTGAACCAGAAAGTTGGATAATAAATGATCTAAATAAAGATCTCGTAAACTGTTGGAAATACATAAAGAGTGATCCTGAAACTATTATAGAATCATTCAAGAAATTCGGGAAACGTTTTAAAAAAATGACAAAGGAAAATAAGACATTATATTGCAGAGAATTAACATCAAAAATAGACGATATGAAATACGATATACATAGATCTATTACTTATATGCTGATGAAATACTGTGCTTATATGGGTAATATACTTGTTAATAATAAATTTTATTTTAATAGCTTGGCTTTGAATATAACATTACATAATAAATATGGGTTTTTAGATAATCCACATCTTAATAACATACTAGATGTAAGTGATTATCTTAATAATACAAAAGGTATAATTCTTAATAAGGATTATAAAAACATATTATCTAAAGCCAAGTCTGGAGATTTTGTATTTATGGATCCTCCATATGTTGAAGAACATGATTACAGATTTAATTACAATAAGGATGAAATACTAGATGAGTCTTTTATTATAGGATTATTAGAACAAGTAAAAAAATTAGATAATAAAGATGTTAAATGGCTAATGACACAATCAGACACAAAGACAATAAGGAGTATATTTAAAGAGTATAAAATAGAAACTTTTATTGTATATAGAATGGGACAAAAAAAATATGTAAATGAGTTGATTATTAAAAACTATTGATATCTTAAAAAATCATATTTGATATTTTAAGAAAATTATTTTATATATAAAGTATATTACAATGTATCAAGATACTCTCTAACTACCGGATTCAATTCAATCTTTCCTGCACTCCTATTCCACAGTTTTCCATTTTGGCATTTAATACCGCCTCCAGCAGCAATATTATTCTCAAATCTATCGTCAGTTCCTTTATACTCAATTTCTTTGACAACTAGATCCTTAAGATGTCCTACATCAATTTTCTTGTTTTCTTTATATAAAGTCTTGATCATAGTTGCTACAAGTGTTTTACAACTTTTCTTGAACCACTTGTTGAGATTCTCAATCTTGATTCCAGACTCCAATAGAAGAGTCTTGTAATCAACACCTTCATCCGCTTTCTTTACAGCCACACCTCCTGCCGTATCCGCTTCCTTTGTTTCTTCAACACCAATTGGTGTTTCAACAGGTTGGAATGTTCTCGGTTTTCCTGGACCGGCAACTCCACAAGGAATATTTTTCATACCTTTACAGTATTTTGAAGTAGGTATTTCACTCTCATCAAGGTTAATTTCTTTTACCTTTCTCTTGGCTATACCCGGAGTTTTTGTAATGTGCTCTACAATGTTTGTATCAAGGCGGAGTGATTTGATAATGTTATCCATTTGTTTTGGCTTGGCATACATAATTAGAGGGATATCATCGGTTTTATTACAGCTCATACGCATAGACTCAATAGTATCGGTCTGGTCAATTTTAGGCAGATCCCAGATATGATCTGTAAGCCGGATATGGTAATTAGAGCTACAGAAAGACTTTGCTCTTCTAACCATTCTTCCAGCGATAATTAAACTTCTATGAAGATTATTGTTTAACACATAATCATACATTTCATTTAGATTATCAAAAGATACAGGAGTTTCGCCAGACTTGTCAATCATAAATCCGGTGATGCATTTAGGACCTTTTGATGAATTCATTGTGCACATCAACCATCCTTTACTGTAAGTTAAGGGCTTTGTTATGGTTGCTGCTTTGTAAGAATTCTTAGCATCAATTAGAATTTGTTTATGTTCGGGAATTTTATCTGATATGGTAATTAGTAGAGATCTAGGGTATTTTTTAAGCACTGACTTATGTTTAGAACCATTATAAGGAGGTGTATTAGATAATGTTTTAATAATGTTATCTACGTGAAAAGCGATGGTTGGTTTTTCGTCAAGACGGCTACATACAAAGCTACCTAAACCTTTATATACAGAGGATGGTTTAAGAATAAAGATGTTTTCAGTTTTTAGAGAAATTTTAGGATCGTTGATAATCTTTGCGATAGTAGCAGAAATTTCATATACACCTTTAGAATCTTGTTTCAAATTCTTGATTGATTCATTTAATACAAGTGGAATAGTTATGTCTTTATATGTAAGAGTTTTTGTTGATCTAGAAGGATCGCTGAAATGATTACCTGTTACATCAGCCTCGTCAAGCGTAATATAATAAGACTTGGAAAATTCAGCAAGTCTTTTTTTCTTAATTACAGCGTATAATTTAGATAGTTGTTCTGGGTGAGAAATAGATATGATAATACCAGGCTCTATTTCGGGGTTAGTGCTAAAAGAATTGTAAATTGGCTCTTCATTTACGATAACGTCTTTTTTAATTTTCATTGTGCTAGCAAGAAGTGGTTTAATGATCATAGTATCTGCTGCTAGTTTTAGGAATGATACAAGATCTTTATTAAGATTTTTATAATTATCCATAAATTGTTGGACGTCTGTTGTTTGATATAGAATATTAATAACACACTGTTCGCTGGCCCACTTGTATAGTGAAATAAGTTGTTGGACTTTTGATTTACCGGATTGCGGGTGACCTTTGATAACTAATGAAGGATCTTGATCTGTTTTTACAAAGTTAAGAATACTAATAGTTTCTTCTCTAGATAGAATCTTACACATTTCTTGAAATGCAAAGAGTTTTATCCGCATGCGGTGCTTTTTATAGTCATATTTGGTAGCGTCATCAGCTATAGAAACAGGCTTAACGATCTTGTCATCTTCATTCTCCATTGTAACCAACCTCATATCTTCTTCATCGTCTATTTCTTGTTGATTTGATACTGGAGGCTGGGTCTTTACAGGGGAAGGAATGGGCTTCTTGACTGGTATCTTGGTAGTCTTGGCGACCTTAGATGATATTTTAGTATGAATGTTAGACATTTAAAGTTTAAATAAAATTTTGGTTAAAAAAATCATTTTTATTTTTAACCACTTTATATGGGTTTTTAATGATATAATAATGATAAAATTTCATTTAAATAATTGATTTTTGAATATATTATTTAAAGTATTATAATATTTACTTAAAATGGTAAAGAAGAATCATATAAGAGTTATCAAGGTCCCCTTAATAAAATCACCTACTCAGGAATTAAAGCAGGCTTTCCCAAAAATGCCTACACTCTATTTAGAGTTGATAGAAAATAAGGCAAAAATTAAGCAAGATTTGATTAATAAATCTTATAATCCTCCACCTTCTAGTGAAATTAAAATATCACAACTTCAAGATAATATATTATCACGACCAAGTCTTAAAGAAGAATCTGTAGAAGACAATGTAGAAGAACCAGATACAGAAGGTATAGATAATGTAGAAATTGTTGAAGAAGAGCCAAGAAAATCTTATGAAGAACCTCAAGAAGACGAAGAATTACATGTTAGAAGAAGACATAAACACAGACACAGAAAGTCTCATCATAGATCTCATCATAGATCTCATAGAGAAGAGAAATACAGAGAACATAAATCAAGAGAAGAAAGAGAACGAGAAAAACAAGAACGCGATAGACAAGAAAGAGAAAGTGATAAGGACAGTGATAAGGAGAGTGATAAGGAGAGCGATAAAGAGAGTGATAAGGAGAGTGATAAGGAGAGTGACAATGATAAAGACGAACGAGTGGGTCGCAACAAGTATAAGGTTGATGATAATAAAAGATCAAAAGATACAAATGATAGTGATAATTTATCGGATAGATTAAAACAATTGTTAGATAGTGATAGTGAAAGTGATAACCAGTCTCGTGTATCTCATAAGAGTGAATTTAAACATTCTGCTGGATCTCGTAAGAGTGCTCCTGGGGAAATTCCTCCAACTCTAGAAGAGTTAGAATCAGAGGGAATTTATAAGAGAAATAATGAATTAAGAGATATTAATAACGTTCAAATGTCAGAATATGAAGAAGAAGATGCTAAAAGAGAGCTTATATTCAAGTTTGATTTATTAAAGAAATCTTATAAAGAATCATCTATTCCAGAATTTTCTATGCACTCTGATTATAATACTATGAAAAAGACATATGAATCTACAGTTAGAAGATTATCTCTTGATAGTGCTGTAGAAAGTTATAAAACTTATTTAATTGGTGGTTTTATGGTTGTTGAATTTATATTAGGTAATTTTCTAAAGTTTGATATGCAAGGATTTACACAACAGCAAATCCTTAGTATGAATTCATACGAAGTTCTCTTGATAGAGTTAGGAGAAAAATCGTATGTTCCTACAGGTTCTAAATGGCCTGTTGAATTGCGATTATTGTTTATGATTATTATGAACGCAGCATTCTTTATTGTAAGTAAGATGATTATGAAGAAGACAGGAGCTAATTTATTAAATATGATAAACAGCATGAATACTTCTAGACAGGCTAGTTCAGCACCACCTCCTAAAAAGCGTCCAATGAAAGGACCAAACATTGATCTTGATGAGATCCCAGATCTAGGACAGTAAAAAATAAAATTTTATATAAAATATATAAAATTTATTTAAAAATATTATTTATATAATATAAATGAATATTGAGCAATTAATACAAGATTTAGATAATCTTGATACATTAAAACTAACAGATCTTCGTAAGAAAGCAATTGAATTAAAGATTAAAAACTTTAACAAAGAAGATTACAAAACAAAGTCGGATAAAATAAAACTAGTTGATATGTTAAAAAAACTTATCTCTAAACCTTATACAATGCCTAGTATAAAAAAGTTTTGTAAAGATAATGATATTATAAATTGTAATAAGACAAAAGATGATTTAATACAACATATAAGAGAACAGTTGAAAAAATCTAGTTCCCCAAAACCCAAATCTACTTCTCCAAAATCTACTTCCCCAAAACCTAGTTCCCCAAAACCTAAAACTTCCAAAAAATCGGAAAGAGAAAACTTATTAGAAGAGTCTTTAGAAAAATTAAAACAAAAATTAAAGGCTATGAAAATAATGACAGGATATTCAGGTATTAAAGAAAAGGAGAAATTAGTTGATGATTTTATACTTGCTGATAAATGTAATCCTGTAAAAGACCAGTGGTGTAGTGATGATAAAATATGCGATATTAGAAATTTACCAGAAGGCCCTGGTATATGCAGAAACGAAGAAGATATTACAGATAAAGATTTGATAAAAAGAAAACTTATTGGTTCTCAAGATTCTCTAGATAAGATTAAAATTGTTGCTATTCAAGCTACAGCAGAAGCCACAGCTGAAGCGGCCGAATTAGTTGAAAAAGCTACTGAAGCGGCCGTAGAAGCTCAAAAATCTGTTGAAAAATCTAACCAAGCAAACGCCGAAGCTGCCGTGGCAGAGGCTGTAGCGGCTTCAGTTGAATCACAGTCATCAGATGATAACGAAAGAATGTTAGAAGCATTGAAAAAACAAGAAGACGAAAGGAGACAAGCGGCAGAATTAGCAGCTGTAGAAGCCGCAGAAAAAGTATCTAAAGCTCAGGCGGCAGCTCAACAAGCAACAACAGCTATAAAAAAGGCCGCAGACGTAGCAGCAGTAGCAGCAGAATTACCTCCCGTTGTAGCTACACCTCAAGAAACATATACAGGAAAAGGCATGAAGAATTGTGGAAATACTTGTTATCTTAATTCAGTAATACAGAGTTTATGGTCTATAGAATCTTTTAGAGATAGTTTTATTGCTATTGATGACGCAAATCTAAATATAACTGGAATTGCGTTAAAGAATATATTTAAAAGTTTATCAAGAAGAACAGATACTAAAGTTGTTGATATAAGTAAATTAGCTGTTAAGAAAGGACAAACAGAAAAGTCAGCACTTGATGTTCTTCTACCTTTATTAAAATCTAAAAAAGGAAAACAAGAAGACGCAAATGACTTTATAAATAAATTATTTACTGAAATTGAAAAGAGTCCAAAAGCAAAGTCTCTTTTATCTAATACATTTAGAGTATCAGAAAAATCTCAAATTGATTGCGAATATGGAAGAGTAGATAAAAAGACAAACCCAGAAGATTGGGTAGAAAAAGGAGATAAAAAAGATCCTGGAGCTTTACAAATTGTTATAAAAATTGAAAAAGATATAAATAGCATACAATCAGGATTAAACACTAGTGAAAATATTAAAGATCTTGAAGCATGTTGTAAATCTATTGATAATTGTGTTAAAGGAGGTGATGGAACAAAAAATGATAAAATATCATTATTAAATGGATCACTTCCAACAAACTTATTAATAACATTAGCTAGAATGAGTTTTGATATTGATACTAAAAAACGTAGTTTTAATAATACGAAAATAACAATTAATAAGACTATAATTATAGAAGATACTTGTTTTATATTAAGTGGATATGTTTGGTATGGCGGAAACGCTGGAGGTGGTCACTACACATTTTTTAAATGCGATAATGAAGGCAATTTACAATATGAATATGATGATTCTGCTATAAATAGAGTCTCTCAAGATGATAGTGTAATTTCCACAAATGGTTATATTTTTATATATAGAAAATTAGATAAATGCCCTCAAGGAATAAAAGCAGAAGTTGAACAAGAAATACAAGAAATTAAATTGAAAAAACAAGAAGAACCAGCTGAAGATGAGGAAGACGAAGAAGAGGATGAAGAACAGGAAAGAGAAGTAGAAAAATTAGAAGAATCTGAAGAAGAGGAAACATCTTGTAATCCAGCAAAAGGCGAGTGGTGTGATACAGGTGAAAAGTGTAATATTGATGTTGGCAAGTGTATGAAAGAAGATAAAATTGTAAAAGGTCTTATAGAAAAGACTATAGATGGTAAAAAATTTATTGGTTCATCTAAAGCAGTAGAAGAGTTAGAAAAATTATTATCTCCTAAACCACCAAGTCCTAAATCTAGTCCTAAAATCCCAACTCCTAAATCTAGTCCTAAAAAAGTTTTATCAGAAGATGAAGCTGAACCTTCTGATATAGAGGAAATACTATCAACAGTTAGAAAAAGTAAAAAAACAGACAAAACATTATCAGCAGTTCAAAAAGAAGTATTAAAATGCCTTGGTATAAATTATTAAATTATTTTAATATTTTTTAATATTAAAATTATTCTGGCAAAAAGGTTTCTACAAATTCTTGAATTGTGTCAGCGGTCAAATACTCAGCAATAGGAATTCCAAGATCTTTTACATATGTTACTAAATCAACATACAAAGAGTCAGGAACTTCTTCAACGCTATTATTATCAGTATTATCTTCATCTTGTTCATCATCTTCGTAATTATCAGCACCTTGTGTATCTGGTTCTTCGCTGATAATTCTACGGACTGTTGGTTCGTCCTCTAACATATTATTCTGAAAACTCATATTTATTATTATAATAATATAAATAGCAAATCATTTTTATTTTAAAAATAAATATTATTCATTCAAATTACTTATGTAATTTTGATATAATGATTCATTTTTTAAACTATCTAAATTATCAGTAATATATCCTGATGAATTAAGATATATCATTTTACAAAAATTTCTAAATGTTTGAGGGTTATCCCAGTCTATATAATCATATGACTCATGAGATTGAAGTCTATTATCAAATATATCAAACATATTTAACAAATGGTCAAAATAGGCGTGTTCCCAGTCCAAAAAATTATTACTCTTCACAGTCCTGTGTTTTATATAATTTC